CGACAGCCAGTAGGGACGAGCTCGTTCCTTGTCGATGATCTTCTGAGCCTGTCCCACCGTCATGATATCTTGAAGCCATGAGGAGTCGAGAGGAGCTGATGACTCCTCCCGCTGTTCCTTCTTGCGCTCACGGCGCTCACGACTCTTGAGCTTACGGCGTCGAGCCTTCATGCCCTCATCAGCAACGTCTTTCTTGCGCCGTGCCATATTACTGAACCATCTGCCCTTCCTGCAGTTCGCTGAGGGACTTCACCCATCTCGAGAACAGGGGGCCCTTGCAGTATCCATGATGTCCGCTGAGCATATCAGCCCCTCCCTGTTTCTGCTCCCACAGGGTGGCGAGGACATTGCCGGTGTATCCCCTGACGCCGACCAGACCCGCTTGGATGCCCGGGATGTCAACCGCGCAGACTGTGAACTCTCGGCGATGTCCCTTCTCGCCGACAACCGGCGTAATTTCCACATGGGCCCGGAAGCGGGCAATCGGCAGAGCGGTGTTCATGATCGCCTGGCAGACAGCGACCGCTACCTCGAGATCCTCCCGCGTCTTATGAAACTCTGGCGAGAGGTCTCCCGAGTAATCGGGATCGACAACCCGGTCTCGCATAATCTGAAGGTTTCCTTCAGCGTGAGCAAGAACACGCGATAGTGCTTCAAGAGAATTCATTGATCGTCCTTCCTATTCAAACAGCTCAGCGATGCGCTTTAGGTTATCGCTGTCTTCTTCAACAAAGCTAATCGTCGCAGTCATTTCTGCGATGGTAGCAACAAGCTCGTCGCTGTCGTCTTCAATTGCTTTCAATCGTGACAAGACTTCCATTGTCTTGAGCAAACGCGTATCCTGAAGCTCAGCGTGAGTCAACAGAATAGCGCGTACCTGAGCGGCGTCCTCAGCGTTGATATTAATCATGTGCAGATCGTCCTTGCGTTGTTAATGCGTCATCATACGATCACAACACGCCTTGAACAACTTATGAATACTCTCAAGACATATCCCAGTCCGGACGGAAATCTACGAAGTCCACAAAGCCGGGATGGCGGGGCTTGTCCTTCTCTCCCATCCGCTGCTTCTTGTATCGGACCAGTAAGCCGGTCGGATCCCAGCCTTCAAGGATCATTCGCCAGAGCTGCTCTCGCTGCTCCTTGGTAAACCCGCCCCCGACTCTAACCTCAACGCGGTCCTTGAGGTCGTCGAGTATAAAACCCCCAAGAGAACCTTTCGCTTTCTTTCCCGCTTTAGCGGAAGATCGCTTGAGCTTGCCAGTAAGCTCACGGGTGGCAGCATTACCATTTCTCATCTCCTCGAACCATCCCTTGATCCGCCCCTCGGCGGTATCGAAGGGCTTACACTTCAGCAACCAACCTTGCCGGATCGTTGCCTTGCCTTCCTTGTAGGGGCCGTCTTCATCGCGGAACATGACTCCCTCATATCCTCGACCAAGCGATTCTTCCAAGAACTCCTTGGCATCATCGATGTCCTGGATCAAATAATGGGTTAGAAGCTTGATCTGGGGGTGAGCCAGCTTCTCCACAAGCTTACGAGCTTCGGTGTAGCGATCATACCAGCCCAGCTTGCCGATCAGGTCTGGTCGGTCGAAGACCCATAGTTTGAACCGGGGCTCGCCAGTTCGACTCGTAAGCCCTGAAGAAGTCCTTGACAGAACATTGGCTCCCCGATTACGGCCAACAACTGCCTCCGCGTCGAGCGCATAGCCAGGAGGTAGAATGCCCTTGAGTTGATTGTGGAAGTGCTCATTGGGGAACCTTGAGAACCTGCTAGTCAGTGGGTGGTCGTGAAGTATGCAGCGGAAGCCATCAATCTTGACGGATGCCCACTTCGGAAACTTCACCTGCTCAAGCGACTCAATTGCCTCGCCCTTCATCGGCCGACGGATGGGAAGCTTCATGCTCGCTTCCTCTTAGCAAGCTGTCGCTTCGTCTCTTCTCGATCATTCTCCCGAACAAACCCCTTCTTCAAAACTGGATCCTTGGAGTGATCGACCTTCGAGGTTGGTCGCTTGGTAGCAACACGACGGGGAGGAAGCGCGACAGTGATGGGATCCTCATCCACAGGTAGGTATACCACCTGAGGTCGGTAACCGAGCAGCTCGGGTATCTTGAGGCCCGGGCCCTGGACCTTCGTCATGAAGGCCGATACCTGCTGCGGTGTAATGCCCATGGCGACAGCCCAGGCAGTTGGAGAGGTGTGCTTCCCCTGCTTCACCGCATCCTTGAGTAGCTTCTTTAGTCCTCGCTCGGTGATAGCGGTACGCGGAACTCGATACTTCTTTTCCATGTGTCCCCCCGGTTGGGTGGAGCTACCCGGGGTGTACTCGCGGAACCGAATAACCCCACCCATCTCGTTACAGCGGCGCCGTCCCTTGCCGCGCTGTTACTTCTTCGGCTTCGAGCCGCCCGGCTTGCCGTCGCCGTCATGATCGAAAGGATCAACGGCCCCCTTGGCTTCTTCTTCTTCGAAGTGTTCTTCGAGGGTGGTGATCGGGGGCTCACCCTGCTTCACCTCGAGGATATAGCCTTCCACAATGTGGAAGTCCTGCGAGGTGTTCGGCTCAATCTCGATGTCCGTGTTCTCCGAACCGCTGACGGTACGAAGGCTAACGTGGGCTCCATGAGCACGAGCCTCAACTCGTATGCTGGTTGTCATCCTTTGTCTCCTGCTGCGTTGAATTGCAACAGGTCAAAGTATAACGCAATCGCGTTAACTCGTCAATGACCTAATTTTCCAGGAATACCAAATCCAAAGACTCGACAACGGGCGTCGGATAAACTAGCCAGGGTCGGGGGAAGGGTGCCCGATAATCCACACAGGGTATGTGGGTGTAGAAGGGAGTTCCGTGATAGACGTTCAGTCCAATCTCGCAGGCAGTCCATCGGTGGACTAATCCCATTACCAACTCAACCTTCAATTCGGGGAAGACAACGAAGAAGCGCTGAGAGTCAGGCCGATACTCAACCTTGGGAAGGTGACCCTTGAGGTCTACTCTCTGAACGCCGTCCATTAGCCATTAGCCCGATTAATGTAAGTACCAAAAAGGATGGCGGCGGGTATAGCTACCAGCCAGTAGCCGATAAACCATACCCACCAAGGCATTATTCGACTTCTTCGTCCAGGGGCTCGATGTCGTCGAGCTTCGACTTCTTGAGAATTCGATTGTGATGCTTGGCAAGCATCTTTGCAATCTTCTTCTGCTTCGCGGGCGACCGGCCGAACTCTTCGTCCTCAGCTTCGCCATCGGCGTATTCCTCATACTTCTCATTAATTGCACCCAGCACCAGCTGATACGCCTTGATTGTCGGCGTTGTCTTCCGAGGCTTCGCCGCCGCTTTCGGTTTCTTTGCCATTTTCAGATTTCCTTGATTTCGACCGTAATGGTCTTTGGAGCGTCGCCTTTCTTGAAGGCAGACTTCTTGACGTAGAGAGAGGGGATCGGAGCGTCGTCCTCATCGTTCTTAAAAACGAACGTTCCCTTAGTCTCTCTCTCGAGTTTGAGAGTGGTCTTCATTTGCAGTATCCCTCGTCATTAAGACAGCGTTATTATTGCAGCGAAGGATACTCTTGTCAACTAGGGATGGAGTGTGCGAACACCCTTGTAGAGTGCGGAATCGGAGCGAACGCCAAGGTAGGCAGCGGACCAGAGCCGCGCGCCTCTATAGATGTAAGCGGGAGTACTGACCGTGTCGACCATCGTGCGGTCGAACCATGACATGATGTCCTGCGCCGGGTCGAACCACTGGTTGGGATTGAGGATACCCGCTGAGTCGAAGGTGGCGGCGGTCGACATGGTTTAACTGATCTCAGCGCGGAAACGGGCGACGGTAGTACTAAAAGCCGCCGCTGCGGGATTAGGCAAAGCAGTGGTCAAGCCACTCGTCGAACTGGCATACATGATCGGCGCCGTAGAAAGGTCAGTCGTCGTAGTGGACGCTGGAGGGCCGACCAATGTACCCATTGTTGTTGCCGTCACCATCACTCCGACATAGAACCAACCGGCTGTACCCACCTTGTAAGGAGCGGTCATAGCAAGTTGCTTACGGGTATTGGCGGCCCATGCTGTTGTTGTTTGATTGGCAGACTGGGCCAGTAGCACGGGGTTACTTTGGGGGAAAGCGGAGTAAAGGGCGAAAAATTGGTTGGTGGGGCTAGTAAAAGCGGTTGCACAGGTGATCGCTATATTACTAACAGTTAAACCCGCGGGGAGCCATATTAGCGATAAGTATAAAGTTCCACTAGTGGGAGCGGTGGTTGCAGTACCAGTCAGGTAGCGCGGGCAAGTCTCCGCGAGCGTTCCCGTGGTACCATAATTTATAGGAGAAGGCGCAACCGGCGCATAAGGCGCGCCTTGACTGTCGTGGTGCGTCCACCCGCCCATCTCGTCCAGGACAAGGTTCTCGCCGGGCAGCAGTGTTACACCCATCAGATCGGCGGCATTGGTGCCGTCGAACTGCTGGATGGTCACCTGACAAGACACGGTGGTGCTGTTGTTCGTCACCCCCATCCATCGGACGTTGCGCTGGACCCCCGCCCCTGGTGACGCCACAATGGTCGTCGTGGTCGCGGTCGTAATCAGCAGGTTGGCCGGACGCGACGGAGTCACGACCCCGCCGCTGTAATCCGCATACCACGAGTTGATCGTGATCGAGGCCGCAGCGCCCGTGACGATACGAAGAACGTCCGATGTCGAGGCAAGCATTACCATGGGAAGTGTCCCTCTCTTACGGTTAGGCGAGAACCGTAACGCGATAGGCGTTCGAGGCCGGTGCACTAGCGAAGGTCACAGTCACATTGTTCGTGTCCGTAGCCACAACGTCTGCGAGAACAAGGGAGTCATCCGCCACAGTTCGGACAGTCACGGAGACGTCCTTTGTACCCAGCGAGTGAGTGACAGCAATCGAAGTCGAAGCGCCGTTACCGATGTTCGCTGAGAACTTACGGGCAACCACTGCGGTGTCGATGGCGATGCCCGAGCTGATGACGATACCCGCGCCAGCAACAGCGCTAACCGCGGAGCCAGCAACGCTGATACCCGTGTTACCCGCGGTCGGTGCAGATCCACCGCCCAACTGCGACCAGGTCGTGGCCGTGGTGCCGATGGTGATTGTACCGTCTGTGGTAATCATGTAGGCCTTGTCACCGTTCGTAGTACCCTCGGTGACGGTCACCGCGGTGCCGGGGTTCAGTTCGGTGCCGGTGTCCGCATCAACCGCACGAGTTGGAGCACCCGAAGCGTTGACCGTGTAGATGCCGTTTTCCGAGCCGGTCGACTGGTTCTTGATAAGGATACGATCACCCGTTGCCAGCGTCACGCCGTCGATTGACTGACCATTGGCGTAGGCGGTGGCCAGCGCGCCGTTGGCGGTGGTCGCCGCACGAACTGCATTCTTCCAGCTCAGGCCTCGGGCAACGTTATCCACATACTGCTTGGTTGCGGCATCAGTCGTGGTCGACGGGTCCGCCAGGTTAGTGATCTTCTGGGACTGAAGATCAAGGCCGTTCATTACCTTCATGGTTTAATCCTTCTTATAGGAGCAGAACATAGCCCGTCTGCGGGGAGGCGAATACCACGGAGAAATCGGTGGACGATGCGTGGATATCCGCAATAACCGCATCGCCACCTGTCAAGAAAACCTGAACCATCGGCTCACGGCCCAGGGGGTGACTCGAGGTCCAGGTAGCTCCCGCACCGTTGAAGCTGTACTTGGCCGACCCTGTGCCGGCAGGACCTGGGGGTCCTGGGGGACCCGGGATGCCAACATCCTGGAACTCCGCCGAGGTTGTATAAGACTGGAGGACGAGTGCCGCCACTTCGGTGTCGAAGTGCGCGACCGCCGGGAACGGCTGATCTATGATAGTGACCGATGTCACGAACCCAAGTCCACTTCCACATAGATGGGGTCAGGCGAGTAGCCCGGATTGGAAGCGAAGGTCAAGGCAAGGGAGACGTGGTACTGGTTGTTGACGTTGAGACCCTTGGTCGACGCCGCGGAGAACTCAAGCTCGCAGACACCGTTCACCGCATCAAGGATGTTGACGGTCGGAGCCACAGCCAGGTTGGTGGAGTAGATAGCGCAGGTTGCGCCGGTCAAGTCAATCGGCGGGCTGCTGGGTGCGGTAGTCTCACGCCAGGTAAACTGTACCTTCTTGAGTCTGCCGATGAAGACTTTAATTCCAGTAGCCATTGCCAGACCCCGTCAGGTGTATGGGACCTAATAATAGCCGGCGATATTAAAGAGAATACCTACACCCCGCTCCCCGGCTATCAGAAGACCTCCATGGTGGCTTCGTGATCGAGCGTCTTGCGGTGCTGGATCCAGCCGGTGAAGTTGCCGTGAAGCTCGGGATGCCGCCATATTACCGGGGTATGGTAATCCGCAAAGTCCGGAGTGGCCTGGTGCTCGGCGGGTGACGCATGAACCGGCCGGCTTACCACCAGCTTCTCGTACCGCTCTATTTCCGCGTTTACGTCAGCATTGCCATCAAAGGGCTTATAGCTCAAACGAGCGCAACGGGCCACCGACATCATCTTCAGGGTCTCAATACCCCATCGCCCATCAGATTCCCGCTCGGTTATATAGGGCAAATGCCACTGGTCGTAACTCAGCGCCGTAGGCGTCGAAAGGCTTATTTTGTGTCGCATCACTCGCGCTAGCTCGTCAAACTCGGGCTGAGCGTACTCAGAAATGCGAAGATCGAAGAAATTTTCCCAGTGCGTTGATGTCACGAGTACGTCGATCCACCCGAACCACTCAAGCGGCCTATTCGCATGTTGCTTGTGCATCCCCTCCGCCTGCCATCGATTGACCACCGCTCGACAGGTCTCCGCAAGGATCTCCCATTCATCGGCCCACTTCTGCTGAAGCTCGGGGGGTGCCACAATGTCGGATTGCATTCCGGGCTTGTTCATCCCGAACGTGGGCACGAACAGCGGCTCGGTCAACAACACCTTACTGGGAACCGCTCGACTACTACGGGCGTTGCGACTAAAGACGCGATGGGTCATCAGCTCAGAGTGGATCGCTCGCCAGTACCGAAGGTGGAAGGTCGTGAGCCTAATACCCGCGGGGCTGATACTATCACAGATTACGTTGGCAAACATTAGCGCTTCCTTGCATATTTCATGAGAAAGGTGAAAGTCTCGAAGTCGTCGAGTGTGCGGCGAGCTTGTCGAGTGACCGACTGAACAATGACCTCCTTCTTTTCGATGCGGTCAGTCAAGCTATGAAGCTCGCGGACCACTTCCTCTCCGTTAAGGGCGAAACGGAAACTCTTCTTCTCCCCGCTCATCGAAAAAACTCCCCATCCGGTCCAATAAGAACATCATCGTGGATGTAGGCGAGCGTCTCAATCTCGGCCCCCCCATGATCTATCCCACAAAGGATCCAAGTTGGAAACTCTTCCTGCGGAGGCCAGTTTCGCTGCTCGTCATCAGTCAACTGGCGAAGGACCAACGACCGATTAAGTAGTGTCTCCAATTTCATTTCTTAAATTCCCTCTTACAGAACGGGCACCGAGGCTCCGAGATAAGGTGATACTCCCCGGGAAGTCCCGGCTTGCCCTCCTCAAAGATGACAGTCTCAATCTCATACCCCTCCGCCCGAAGCTTACAGATACGAACATGGAGAGATTTACGGCTGCTAGCATACGCTCGCCAGTCCGCCGCTACTAGGGGCCCCTTACGCAAACGATCAAGGAGCTGCGATTTATTACTTACCCGCATAACGGATCCTTACAAGGTTTAGCTCCAAAAGCCCTGTAATCAGCCACAAACCTGTCTCGATTGGCTTGAGAAACGAATACATAGACTCGCGTACCTCTTTCAAAGCACATAGACATCCAGTGATCGTAGCGAGAATGGTCCACTTCGCTGCATTTAACCAGCGTACTGACCGAAGCGTAGAAAGGAGTCGGCCATTTCTCAGCGACTTTCTTCCTCCACAGGTTGATCTGGTCTCTATAGCTCATCGCACTAGTACCTTCTCGAAGTTATCACAGACCAAAGAGGTGGCGACCTTCGGAGTCATTGTCTGCGGATCGATAACAGTCACCATAGCCTCATGATACTTGGTGCACTGAGTCTCCCACAAAGGCTCACGAGGTTCAGACAGGACGACGACTACGCCAATTACTCCAAGAAAGACCATCGTCCATCCCCAGAGCCGCTCGCTATTCCACGGTGGCTTCATGATACCACGCTCCACACTGCAAGCAGGAAGCCGCCAACCGCGAAGCACAAGCTCCCCAGCCAAGGCAATCCCCAGAAAGCTCGGTCGATACACTCCTTAGCGCCGACCAGGCAGGCTACAGTCCCCATGAAGAGGGTCAAGAGGTCAGTCATTACCAAGTACCTCCGCTTGTGCTTTCAAATCCTCAGTGATTGTCACGGTCGCCTGAAACGCGAAGCCAGCATTACCAACCTCCACTTTCTCAATGAAGACCTTGTGCCAAACGCCGGGGGCTTTCAGGTCGATAGCGAAATTCTCGACACAGCCTTCCGCAGCCGCAAACGCCAGCAAGTTCTTAATCTGGCCTTCATTGAATATGACCTTGTGTTGGCGCTCATGCTTGGTGTGGCTCTGCGCTTTGGGCAAGGCGACGAGGGGTTCTGTTTTCCACGCGCTCGGTTCAGACATCACGGCTCTCCTTGGCTTTTGCGAGGGCGTCACGCCCGGCGTACCACACACCCTCAGCGGTTATCCGTTCACCCGCCACCAGCGCGTCGGTTTTCAGCGGCACGGATTGAGCAATGAGGCAGACGGCATTTTCCAACGCCTCCACCAGCCCCGCGATTACCGCGTCCTGCTGGGTGATGCGGTCGGCTGCTTCGCGCTTCACCTTCTCGGGCTGGCGTAACACACCGTCCTTGCAGAACTTGCGCTTCCTCAGCCGCTCTACAAGATCACTCGCCATCGGTCTGTTCCTCCATTGCGGATGGCATCCCCTCGGCCATGAAACGAACCATCGCCTCAGCCTGAATGGCATCGAATAGGTTGGTGCCCATGATCTGCCTGCGATACTCGTGACCAGCGATGCCTTTGTTGCCGATCCAGCCATCGAAACTGATCCCACCGTCAGGGTTGAAGTTCTCAGGGATTGGCCAGCCAAGGAAGCGGTTGGCCATGTGCTTGATCTGTTCGTCGGTCATTGCGTTATTCCCTTTTCGATAGTGTGTTCTCGCCGGTCCATGCTGTTGTGAACGATAACCGGTGCGTCCATGGCGGCGTCGAATATCTCAACCGGACGGCACCAGCATTGATCGCTTTCGTCATGGTCGCGAAGGTCGTTCAGCGGGACTACGTGAAGGCTCGCTGCGATCTGTGCGGGGTTACTCGCCATCGGTCTTTTCCTCCATTGCCTTGAGCGCGTCCTCAAACGCGATGAACTCAGCCACGATCTCAAGAACGGTGGGTGAAAACCATTCCCTTTGATGCTCCTGCCATGCCTCAAGTCGATCCCTCACGGCGTCAGGATAGTCATTAAGGGCATCACGCGCCGCTGTCTGTTCAGAAAGGTAGCGGGATACCCGCGCGTCTCTTGCTGCGATCTGTGCGGGGGCGCTCACTTCTCGTCTCCCGGTGCTGCTGCAATCATGGTGCAGAACAGTTCCTTGATGTAGTCGGGCCACAGATAATCCCCCGCCCAGTTTCGCCTTGATCGCGAAGTCTACGCCACGGTTTATCATCCCCGGCGTCGGCTCATCCTTGACGATCCGATAACCCGCGTCGCTGATTGCGGTCAGGGCTGCTTGGGCGGCGTCTGTCCAGCGCTGCCAGTAAACCTCGATAAGTCGGGCAATCTCCTCGGGTTCAAGGTCAGTCCCCGGCGTCGTCCACTCATCATGGCATATCCCCCGCGCGACGGCTTCGATCAGTTCGGTCATGCGAAGTCTCCCTTCCGGCAAAGCTCGGCGTGTCCGGCCCATTCGTGAAGCGCCGCATTCTCAGCACCGCTCCCCTTGTAAACCTTGCCCCGCCATCCGCACGTGCAGACGGGCTTGATGACGAAGCTGACCTTGTGCGTTTTGTCAGTCATTTCGATGCACTCCATATAATCGCCCACAGCGTCAGGCTTAGGGCCAGGTTGATTGTCATGGCTCGGTAGAGGGTCATGCTGCTTCTCCGAACAGATCAACGGGCGGGTTCATCGTCACTCATCCTCCACATAGCGATATAGGTGTACTCGAAGGTGAATACGCCCGGCCCGATCAGGGTGCTCAGCTCACGAGTCAGGTGAAGGCTGATAAGGTCCAGCCCCCGTAGCTCAAGCTCTTTGCCCAGTGTCGGCCAGATCTCTCGGCGTGTACGAGCACGGACTACAATTTCTTCTGCGAACCCCATGACTCAGTTCACCTTGCTAAGCGTGACGATAACGTCCAGCGTGTCAGGATCAAATGCCATAGCGATCATGACATCCTGTGGATTAAAATCCTCCAGGTCAGCACGACTCACAGTAAGTGTCTTGTTAGGCTGAGCATTCACCAGCGCACCAAGTATCAAGGCAAAGTTCTCAGGCATAACGTCCTCCTAGTAGCGACATAATAAATAGTTTGTTTACCCTTGTCAACTACTAGGAGAAGTTAGGCAGACTTTACTGGTACCTTATGAGCGCCTCGAGCAGCCCGTCATCACCCACAGACAGGCAGAGATCTTTCTTCATAGTCCTCTTGTGCTCATTCACCGCTCGCACCGCCTGCTGCAGACTAGTGATAGGAATCGGCGGAGGCGCGGGAACCCGCCTACTCCTCACCCGAGGTGTCTGCGGAGTCTTGGGCATCGTGACATTCAGAGTACCCTCGAACTCCACCCACTCCACTTCAGTAGCCCCGAACGTCTCCATCGGATACGGCACCACCACCTGCAGCGTCCGCACTCCCCGAGCAGTCTCCTTGCTAAATCGATAAGTCCCACGAATGTCCGACTTCACCACCAGCCCGGGAGTAAACGGCTGCACCTCCGTGGTGACGTTCCCGGGAAACAGCCGCTGGATTACAGCAAGCTCGTGGGGACTACTAGCGGACAGGGCATAGCGGACAGCCTTCTTGCTGTGCTGATAACAAGCGAGCTTCATACCTCGTCCTCCGTGATAGTAACTCGGTACTGCTTCCCCATGACCGCCTTAGAAGGCTTAGGACTCTGCACCCAAAAGACCCAGCTGGTGCTGTCATCACCCCGCATCGGACTACTACAGATGTGGAACCTCCCGTCCAGCTCATCAGCGATGTCATAGGCCAAGTTCTTGAGCCTCTTGGAGAGTGAAGAAGTAACGACCTTGGTAACCTTAGCTACAGGAGCCTCAGACTTCATAAGATAGTACCCCTTGCTGGGCCCCTCGTGGCAATGACTAACCCGGTGAGCAATCGTCTGCTCAGCGTCCGGCCACCCATGCTGATGAGACTTCCCACAGTAAGGGCAGGTGGAGATCACCGCCGTGCCATCCCCTACAGTAACCGGCACAATAGGCGGGAGATCGGGAGCGGGGTCGATGCTACAGTACAGGCCGGACTCTAGCCAGCGGATAAAGGCGTGGAACTGGTGCCTCGACCGGCCGTGGATGTCCTCGTGAAGAGTACCGTGAGCATTGGTATCCCAGAAAGCATAGGGATTGATCTGGTGTTCCTTGTCGGGAACAAACTGAGCGGTCGGGATGGAGACTTCGTCAAGGGAGGTGTATATCATCCAGCCGGTTGGTACGGCGACGATGAAGAGAGCGGGAGCGTTGGGTCCACCTAGGAAGTGGAACTGCATCCCTACCTTAATTGAGGTATTAGTAGTCATAGTATTCTCCTGCCGAGCTTGATTGACGGCGAGAGTGATTATAGCGTTAGAGATAGAGGATGTCAACTGCTACTGGAATCACGTAATTACGTGACTCTTCAAACCTAGAAAATATGGGTTGGGCCCTGGTACGTGTGACATGAAAAATTTTTGAAATATTATTACGTCGGTGTTACATGAAATTACGTGAACAATGCAAGGTGATCGTATGTTTACGTTATCACATTGCATCATGCATTATCGTTATTCGCTTTCGACGTTTGCAACAACATCATTTGATTGCGTGTTATTCTTTCGCGCATTACGTTTCGCGTTGCGTTCGCGTTTGATGCGTTTCGTTTCGCGTTCGATGCGTTCGCGCAATTCGTTCGCATATCGCGTATCAATCGTGCATCGATACAAATTGTATTCGTCGTCATTGTGAATGATATGTGATGTATTCATGATGCGTTCAATTGATTTGTTCGCACGAATTTTTGCGCGAATGCGTTTCGCGTCGTCATTAAACGTTTCATTGCGTGATGCATAATCGTCGCAAATTTCGTTAATCAACGTTTTCAAAACGATTGGATATAAACGCGATTTCGTGTTGTTCTTTACGTTGCGTGTCATTGCGTGTTTCGCTTTCGTATTTATCAAATCGCGTAATTGCGTTTTGATGTGTTCAATTTAACGCGATTACGTGAAACAACAAACGAATAAAAACGATTAAACAATATGCGATTAATCACCTTTTATCGTTTGTCGTTTCACGCGATTGCGTGTATTATACGTGTATTGAATCGATGAACGTTTAATCAAACAAACAACGTTCGGGTGTAATGGGAGCGACGGCGTGTGAGATTTTGCGGAAGTTTGGCCGAGCTTTGGGCCACCCGTGGTGCACAGTCGCAGTGGACCCGCCATGGCCGACCCGTACTACACGGACTCTAACAGCGGAACCACCCCGGCTTGGCCGATCTTTTTGCGGAGATCCTCAAAAGCCCCCACGTATTCGCGGAGGCTCAGAGATTTATCGACGGAAGATCTTAATGGCCTTCCCAATGCTGTCGGACAAGCTCCACAGGGTTACCGCCCATACGAGGATCCAGAGGGTATCGCACATTGCGCGGGCAAGGTCTGCTGACATCATAGACCTCCTTACCCGTAAACGGCGATGCTGATTACCTGGGTAAGGTAATCTACATTATCGGCCGTGAGCTCCTCGCATCCGCGTTGGGCGAGGATGTCTCCGAGGGTGGCTTCGGCGTTTTGAAGATCGGCTTCCGTATATTGATTGGTCATGTCGGACCTCCTCAATTCACGGGAAACGCATAGCATGGCTATCTGGAGGGCCTCAGCGACGGACAGGTTTGATCGGATGGACTGGGGCAGATCAGCTGTCGTGCAATTCACGGGTTGGCCATTTTCGTCGATCATCGTAGGTCTCCTTCATCGTTTGCGTTATTGCATTCGATAAACAACACATACGACCTAGGCGATCCAGCATCAACTACCCAATGCCAGGGCTGGCCCAACTCGTGGCGGATCCACCATAGTCCAACCCTCAGAAGTCTTTCTTTCCACAGGTCGTCTTCCTACACTACCTTGTCTTCTGGCGGATCTTCCGTCTACCCGTCTACACGGATAGGCCACCCAACCGACCTCTCCAAAGAGAGGCCGCACCCGGCAGCCCCTCAGTGTCAGGCCTTCTGTATTCCGGCGAGGTAGTCGGTGAGGTTGTCACAGGGGCCTCGAAGAAAATGTTAACGTCGTCCCCGTTCGAGGCCCAACGGACAAGCACGAGATCCTCGCGGGTTAGGGTTTCGGGGAGTTCATCCCGCATGTCATTGCAGAGTTCACCCCAAACAAATCGGACAGCCTCGTCAACAGCATTGGGTGAGAGTTTGTCATAGTCCCCGTAGAGATCCTCAACGGTGAGAAAATCAAAGGCGCCGTTCATACGATAGAGTGTCATGGTCAGAGCTCCTCAATGATTATTCGGAGAGATCGGAGATGTCGCATTCGGCATGCAATTCAAAATTCCCATCATACAACACGGCGATGTAGCGGCCCTCGATTTCAGGGTGGGCGTAAATATCGAGCAGAGCATGCGGAGAGGCGAGGATCGAACGGAGGTACGTATCGATGCGGATTATGTTTTCATCATGGGTCACGGTAGGTCTCATTGTATTTATGTGATCGCGTGATTGCGTCACGTGATTACGTTACGAGATAAAGACCTCCTTGACAATCATTTTATGCTGCCGCATCCTCACAGCAGAGCCACCATATTCATTGTACTATTCGCGTACTATCGCGGACATAGATTTTTCTTTGTCACGCACTTACATGTATGCTTATCCTCACGGCAGACCCGCCGTTCTCAACCCCACCCGCACGGACTCTAACACTCTCCACTCCATCACGCACTTACATGTACACGCACTTGCGTGAGACCTTCAGAGCGCGGCTCTAAGGTGGTCCGGCTGCCCCAATATCACCCAATCCCACCTATATTCCCAATACCCATATCACGTAATTACGTTAAGGGTCGCGCACATGCGCCCGCGCGGGGGTACAACAACCATCAATTAATACATATTTTTATTCATTTTTTCTTTAACATTGACAGACACTCAAAAATACTGTACGTTTAACCAATATTAAAGGCCAAAACGTTATTTTTATTCATTTTTCGAGAGTTCGTGTGTAATAGCATCACGTAATCACGTTAACAAGAAGGACTACTTATGAACAAGGAAGATCAGACCCATTTTCAGACCCTTTGGGAGGTCTTTTACGATCTAAACCGCCGGAAACTTACCGCATGTGCCCGGAAGCTGGGAATATCCACGCAGACGTTTGACGCCTGGTATAAACGCCCTCCCAAGTCTCACTGGTGGATGTTTATTCTCCGCCTTTGCATACAGCGCGAGCTCCAGGGACAACTTCCACAGAGGTCATATACCAAGCGCGCAGAGCTACACAGGTGGGCCCGGGAGCAATTAAAAGGGATGCCCACGCCCACACAGTTAGCGCAGTTCGGAGACGAGGATCCCGTCAAGGAGTGGGGCGGTGCGGCGAAGTTCCTGGCTCATACCCTGAGGGACGGGCCGGTGTACTATGATGATTTGAGGAAGCCGGCGAACTGCGGCGGTTACTCTCCCCAGGCGCTGCGCATAGCGGCCAGGGTCATCGGAGTAACAATGGAGCAGGTTGGCTATGGGGCTGACAAGAGATCGCTCTGGTCTTGGGAATTGTAAGGCGGTCGTCATATATCGTCCCAGGGCATGATCGCGTAACACATTGCATCATATATCGCACAACATAAACGATCATGCCCTGGTGACCTTATTTACGACCTCTGGACGATACGCGCACAATGCGTATATCATCATTATCGATAGGAATGCCTCGGAGGCGTCGGTTCTCGTAATGCAGTTCCTGCAGAGCGGCGATGAGTTGGTCCTTGGTCAAGTCCCGGACATCCACACCCTTGTAGGTGAGCGCCGAGACGAACAGGGGGTCTATGATATGAGCCAGACACTCATTCCAGGACTTATCATACCACTCGGACGAGGAGTCGAGGTGGTCGAGAGATATTTGGTGGTACTTGCCGTACCAATTCAAGGCGTCGGCGCCTCTCAGCACCACGTAGCTGCTGCCCGCGTAAAGTATGAAAGAGTCGTCGTCCTGCCTCACGCGATACCGGTCGGTGACTTCAAGGTCTATCACTGAGCTTCTCCTTATACTCGCCGCAGATGTCGGCGTCACTTACCTGTGGGAGCGTCTGTTCATACTGAGGACCATCCCAGCACCTCGTCATTGCGCTCATGCGCTTCGCGCAGGTCGGCGGGTATCGGCGACACTGGCCGTAAGCAGGGTTGATAAGCCCGGCTTTGAAGTGTAGGCAGGTGGAGCAATTCATTCTATCTCTCCTATAATAATGAGACCTTCCAGAGCTACTGGCTCGAATACCCGTACCCGGTCGTCGCGGCACAGGAAGAGTACCTCGGCATCGTCGTCCTCGTAGATTTCCTCGAGGGCAAGGATTAGTTCACGTTTGGTCATCGAGCCACTCCTCCCGGTTCTCCACGGAGAACAATTCCCGCACGACCCGACCTGTGGCATGCTTGAACTGATTAACTTGGCCGCCTTTGCCGTCGAGGCGTCGGCGAGCCTTTAGCTTTGCAGTCATGCTGCCCACGGCCTTGGGCGTAGTGCCGAGGCGAGCGGCTATGGCCTTATTTGACATTCCCGCTCGTTTCATTCCCACCGCGAGAGTCTTCATCTCTTCGGTCCAGCGAGTCATAGCGCCTCCGTCGCGTAAGAGTGAGGCCCATACTTGGCGTTGAGGGCGGAGGTGAAGCGTTGGCTGTCGTTGCGTGTGCGGAAGGCAGCTTCCACAGAGCCGATTGGTCGGGCGCTGATGTTGCGGTTCACGACGGTAACGTAGAAGAAGCCCATTTTCTTGAGCTCCTTGACGCGGTCAGGGTGTAGCAGGATCATAGGGTTCGATCTCCCAGTCAAGCTCGTCATCGACAGTAAGGAAGTTGTAGTCGCGGGGCGTCATCGCGAGGATCAGGTTGACTTCATATTCCTCGGCGTCTTCACGGTATTCACCTAGCACCTCCCCGGCGATCACGATCACGGGCTGGCGCAGGTCAATGGACAGGTTGAGCTCGTCGAGTCGCTCGACAAACATGTTGGCCGCGTCATTGACGGTTGGCATAGAGCCGTCATCGGAGAAGCACTCGACAACGCAGACCACGGTGGTGAGGTACAGCTGGTAATTGATACCGCCGGTGTTGTAGCAAGTCAGCATCATGGCTTGACCTCCTTGGTGAGGATCTCGATGTCATCGATCAAGAAAGGCTCGGCGCGTGAGAGCTTGTCCTGGTAGGACTTGCGAGCGTCATCGAGGTGCTCGTGATAACGTCCCCAGAAGAATTCGGTGGGAGTCGTCGAGCCGTAAGCGCGGTTGAAGTGATGAGCGACATACTGGCCGGAGTCATGCTGCCGGAGGATAACACCCCCCGGTTGGGTGCAGTGATCGCCGCGGGTATATGCGATAGCAAGGGTCTTCATGGTCAATCTCCATTTCGCGTAATTGCGTGTTGTTGACGCCAGCACAATACGAAACGCGGATGCCGGCGTCAACTGCCTTATGCTACCATACCCTTAATCGGTAGCTTCATCGATTAGGTCCGCTATGGCCTCAAGCTTATGGACAGCAGATCTCAAAGACTCTAGCTGCTGGGGTGAGACGGAGTCGCTAACACCGGGTAGCTCCATCATTCGGCTGATACCCTCATTAAGGTCGATAGCTCGGTTCATAAGCTTAGAGAACTTCTCGACGCGAGCCCGTGCAGCCCTTTCCTCCTTCCACAGCCTGATTATCCAGGAGTAGGCATTGAGGCAGACTCGGTCCCACACCTCGGCATCGGTTTCTTCGTTGAGGATCGTGATCCGTTCGAGGAGCTCGTCGGGGACGTTGGCAGGATGATAGCGGACAATCTCCCAGCGGGTCTTATCTCCCGACCCCGCCTGTTCTCCCGCAACCACATGGACCTCATCAATGCTGAGGTGCAGGAAGTAGCTGAGGTGGTCCTCGCTACAAGCAATAGTCTTGATATGCACAGTGCTTCTCCTTATCCAAATACCCAGATGTTCATCTGGCGGGTGGCGTAAAGGCCGTCTTCTTGGCCAAGGGCGTCGGCGTCGGGACCCATGATCCCGCGCTGTGCGCGGATGCCCGCGATCATTGCACGGGCGAGGCGGAGGTCGTGATAATCCCACGGATGAGATATACGATCTTCTGTGTGAGCGTCTAGTGAGGAGAGGAACTCATGAGCAATGCGTAAGGCAGAGGCTGAACAGATCCTCTCGCCTGTGGAGAGCGTGTCATTGCCGAGGAGGTAGGTCCAATCCTCATAGAAGGCGTCGTACCCAAGCTCATCGAGGGTGTGAGGCGTGGGAGCGGCTGGCGCAGGCATCAGCGGGATGGTGATCCTCGCCCCGCTGGCGGCGTCGAAGACGTAGTAGTCATCGTCGGGCCCGATCTCCATATAATAATTGTCACGGGTAAAGCCCGGGTCATCAACGGAGACGCGGATTACCTCATCGTTGGTGTAGACCTGGATGGAGGCGTTGGGGTAGAAGCGCTTGAACTCGGCGCGGAGGTATCCTTCTCGGGTCATCGTATCAACTCCATCGCGTAATTGCGATAGGTCATTTATACGACTAAGGCATCCCGATTGATACTGTCTTTTTCTGCCGTATACTCAATCACCACACAGTCGTGATTTACGTGAACGGATAAGACAGTCTGACTTTTCAGCTCGCGGCGCAGGAGAGGAAGCGCGTGACCCAGCCCCAGCTGAAGCGGTATGTAGAGGAACTTCATGTTAATACCCTGGCTACGTGGATAATGAAGGCCGGTCCCCCTACCCATAGAACGAGGTTGGCTACCATGGCAAGTATCACATGGGTCGGTCGTCGGTTGACGAGTGCCCATGCCAGCCAGTAGGCGCAAGGCCCCATGCACATGGCACATAGGAGGACCGTATTCTTCATGACGGCAGTTCAGTGTCAATGAGCTTCTCAATCCACTCCTTGTGGTGAGGATAGAGATCAGCGAATCCTCGAAGACCATAGCCGGTGATCGTCTTCTCCCATGACCGAGCCTCTTGACAGAACATGACCTCATGGTCATCACATTCCATAAGGCGGCCGGCGAGAGAGCAGACTTCGGACTCGGCGCTGTCGCTCCATTTCCAGCGAGTCTCGAGCACCTCATCCACGGAGACGTTCAGTCCCAGGTGTCCGTAGTTAGAGATAGCCATCGCAGCAGCGAGGCGGGCGATCTTTCGTGGGTCATCAGCCATTGAGCATCTCCTCGAGGGCGGCGATCATGCCGTCGTAGTCACGAGCCTTGAACTTCTTGCCCGTGAGCTCTTCGGCCTTACGCTTCATATTGGTCGGCGTGTATGCCCGGTTAGCCTTCATCCCCGTATTCTTGTAGAGCTTGATGGCGCTCTTCAGGGTGACGGCAACAAAACGATTGACCTCGGCGGATCCTACGTAGGTGGCGTTCATCTCAGTAGCTCCTGCCCTGAGGATCAACATCGCCATTGCGGCGGCGTTGTTCGCGTTGTTCGCCTTCACGACGGCGAGACAGCTCGGTGCGAGGTGACTCCCCGCAAATTGAGCGCCAAAGCTTGGAATTAGTATTCATTCGTTTTCTCCTTTGATGCGTCATTGCATCGCTCATCAATTTACGATCAAGGCAATCCACTGTAAACTGCCTTATCCTTTTCTCAGTCTCATGAACCGCCGACGCTTCCCGTGGCGGTCGGTGAAGTAGGCGTGAACAACCACCGCCTCATCATTCCCGTCCAATTCATATCGAAAGGACAATTCGCCGCAGACAGGTCTATCACTATGAAGTGACTTTCGATTGGCGATTTGCTGTACCCGCCCGCGCAGTTCGTCATAGGTATTCACCTCGAACGTTTTTGGCACGTTCACCATGTGGCTTGTTTCAACATTCCAAATCATCAGTAGTCTCCTTGGTCGCGTGTCATTACGCGACACAACGTTATTGCATGATGGCAATCTGCCATCAACTACCCATTACCAGCTTTTTGATGTCTGGTACTTCTTTCGGATCAAACGCCCAGCCGTACTCGGGTTTAGTGCGTCCCGACACTCGCAACGCCTGCCGTGCGATCATGCCAGACACCCCCCAGGTCGTTGCCAGCTCGCTGATCCGGACATATCCTGATGGTACTGACGCTTTTGATACGCGCTCGGGCTTTGGCGCCTTGGGCGGCGGCGCTGATGGGCCCTCATTATTGGTGGGCTCGTGCGTTTTGATACGAAGCGTCTCCCAAGACCCATACTTGAATTGCAGGATCCATCGCTGGTACTGCTTGTCAAGCTCATGGTCCGTCGGCCCGTGATCGATAATCTCAGCCATACGGCTACACTTCACGGTGAAACTGCCATGCTCGAGGATATTCTCGACCGGGTAGATGTCGTGGCCAGCGAAGCATTGCAGCCAGGCGCGAGCGACCGTTGCGTCCTTCAAGGTTACCACGTGGATGCGGGGGAACTCATCGCCCGGGCGTAAACCGCGGGCGTAGAGTACAAAGCTCTCAGAAGGCTTGGCCATGTATCAACCCTCCACCTTGTGGAACAGGCCGTCGTCCTTGAGCTGGTAACGTTGCCCGCGTCCTGTCCCATATTGAACACCTTCGGAGGATGAGCAGTCCGGACAAACGTTAGCCCAAATGTTGCGGCGAAAAGGCAAAGCGGCATCCGAGAACTCGTCGGTGATGATTGAGTGGCAGAGGTTGCACTCGCTCGGCGGGTTATAGTAAGTGGTCATTGTCAGTTCTCCATCGCGTCATTGCGATCTGTTAACAATACATCAATGGACGACGGAATCAACCGCCTGTTTCTTTTTTATGCTTCTGGATTTCCTGAGCGAGGGGCTCGGCGGCAAGGGCTATGCCTTCCGCCCGTGCCCATAAAGCTTGAGCGAGGGCATCATTGCACCCAGCCTCAATGAATACCCTAAGAAGTCGAAGCCTCACCTCGTGGGCGATAGCCTCGCCCCGGTTGGTGAACATCTTGCCATCCTCTTCACTGACGAATGCTTTAACTTCCTTCATTTTACTTGCCCCCTAGTAGGTTCTGTCGAAGTGGAACTGTATTGCCGAATGCCCGGCCCGCGGTGTATCCCGAACTGTCTGTAATCCGGGCGGTTGTCTTCCGAGCAGCCTTCAATTTGCCGCCCGTAAGCTGGGTCAAGTAATCCCGGTTACCCTGCTCCTCCTGATCCGTTAAGACAACCAGCGCATTGCTCTGGCCCCTGCTAAGGTTAGGAAGTGCGGTAGCGGGTGCTGCCATCTCGAGGCAACGGCGATAGACTGACTGTGCAGCCCCGGTCATGAACGACCGACCGCCGCTGGCATATCGAGCCTCGGACTGGATGGCGCGCAGCGTCATCACGGCGATAGCATGACAGACAGCCACGTTGCTCTCCTCGCCGACCAGCGTCACCTGATCGATCCGACCCTGCCGGTGATAGAACCACTTGCAGTAGTAGAGCTTCGTGATCCCATGAAGGACCGCGCTCGACCAAGGCCGGATGAGGACCTGCAAGGTTTTATGGGTGCGGACGGTTTCCCGATCCTCGGGCTCAAGCATCGCTCGATCCAAGTTGTGCTTGGCCATAAGCTCATGCGCCTTGGCGTTGAACGCTGCCGCCTCCTCGACTGTACAGGCGGTGTTATCAGCTTTCGCTAGGAGCTTACGGATACGCTCCTTGATGGTGTCATCAACCATTTCAGTTCTCCAGTTGCGTCATTGCAACAGGCATACAATACGATGATGGCATCGAGGATGCAACTCCCCAATGCCATCATTTTCTTAAGAGACTACTCGATGTAGCGCCGCTACATATATTAGTAGAAAGAAGGACGCTGCAGTAAAGTTTACCCGGGGGGAGTAGTTCTCGGATCGGGTTTGGTAGGCCCCAAGGAAGATACACCAGCCGATGTATCCCAGCACCAGCCAGGCGGATAGATCAATTATCACTCTTTGTCACCTTTAAGGATCCCCCGAATAGTCGGGGCGGCGGATTTCGGAAAGGTCCAACGGTCCTGGCCCTTGGTATGAAGGTTCTCAATCCTCGCTTCATGACGGCGCAGCTTGGCGCGAGCAACGCGGGGGTCGATGCCGAGCTCGGCTGCAATCTCTACCACGGTGACCTCGTTGTCATTCTTGACCTTCTCCGGCTTGAGCTTACCCTCGGCCGCGCGCTTGGCCCGCTTCTCCTCGATATGCTTCTTCTGACGTTCAGCTTTGGCCTCCGCCTCAGTATCCTTCTTCGCTTCCTTCCGCGCAGCCTTCTCGGCCTTGCGTTCCCTCTCACGAATATCCTGCACCGCCTTTCGAGAGTGCTTCGCATAGCCGTCGGTGTCGAGGCCACGCGCCAGCCCGGCTTTCGCCTTTGTGGGTTCCTTGGCCTTTGGCGCCTCAGCCTTCGGTTCTTCGGAGGGAGTCAAGTTCTTGGCGATTTCCGGATCATCGGTGATCGGGGTCGCATCGACATTAGCGCCGGGGAGCGTGTCGAGAAATCCTTGGTCGCGGAATCCTTGGATGGCGGACTCGAGCTTGGCGCGTGACGCTTTCCAGGATTTGAGTTCGGGCTTGTTCGCGTTAACACGGAGACGGTTCAGGGTAGCAAGATCAGACATGGACGGTTACCTTTCTCGAGCATCGTTTTTGATGCAATCGAAACGTACCATCATGGCATAGTGGTGTCAATGACTAAAATGCTACCCTGAAGAATGTTTATTCTTCTTCGTCCTTGTCGAGGATCCAGTACTCCTCGCCTTTCTTCTTCTTAATGGTAACGTTCATCTTGGAACCGGCCCGCTTGAGAAGTTTGCTGTCGATACTGCGCTTCTCACCCATGCGAATAAGTTTGCTGAGTTCGACAGCGACCCCGGCTATAGTTGACTCGAGGAATTCCATCGCGTCTTGCATGTGGTCACCCTGAGTACCCTTGGTCCTCGCCTCGTGAGAAGCAGCGAGGATCATGTCAGCGGTAAGCTCAGTGTACTCACCCCAGACGAATTCCGCGTTATTACCCTTCTTGGCATTGATGTTGAACGTTAAGCCCTTCGCCATTGGTGCAAGGTTATTCTTCGCCTGAGCCATAACGCGAGTGTCGGTATCGTCCGGGTGACAGCCAAAGGTGATGACGATACGAGCAGAACCGGTGAAGGACATTGACCCGGACCCCGCGGTGATTGCAGAGCCCCGGCTCTTTGTCAAGTGTCGGATAACAACGACCGCACAGTCGAAGTCTTTCGACAGCTGCACAAACCAGTTCATAGCCTGCGTGGCCTCGGAACCTTTGTGGGTATCCGCCTTACCGATGTATGTATTGAGAGTGTCGAAGCATATAGCCACAGGGCGAATGAGTTCGAGGTGCTCGTAGATCAGTGCTTGGGCGTCGGGATCCTCGATGCTGAAGGCCTGCTCCACAACGATGTAGTTCTTCAGTTTATCGAAGCCGTTGTAGGAGAGTCGGACTTTGGTAACAGAGCCGGCGTTGTTTTCAATGTCGAAGTATACGACGGGCCCGGATGTAAAGGGCATGCTGGGCCGAGGACTGGGGAGTTTCTCGCCACAAGCAATCGAGGCGAAGGCGATCATGGAGGCGAAGGATTTACCGAGGCCGGGATCACCTTCCCATAGAGTGACAGTTTTACGAGCGAGGTAGGGATACCAGATCCAAGCGATGTCCTCGGCCTCAATGTCTGCCAGGGGCTGGAAGTTGAGCATAGGTGCCCGGCGACCAACCTCCTCGTCGGATTCTTCTTGGTCGGATCCTCGTTTGAGTCTGTCTTTACCCCCGGGTGCTGCCCGGAAGTGATGATCTACGATCTTGCTCAGCTCTCGGCGAAGATGCTCATCCTCATTGCGTCGGTCCTTGAACTTATTCCAGGGGCAACGCTTGATGACAGCGAAGGCCTCATCGAGAGACATGCCCGCTTCAACGCAAGCGTTCTCCAGCTTCCAAAGCATCTCACTGCGATCAGCCTTCCCGGTGATCCGCTTAGCGATCAGCTCACGCCTCACCCACTGTGGAAGCTTCTTCTCATACTGAGAGAATACTTCGGCGGGATTAAGATCATTGCCGTCAATCTCGCCCAGTTCATCTTCCGGGGGAAGTAGCTTATTAAGCTTACGTATCGTGTATGTCGGTCCGTCGTCCCATAGTACGCGGACAATGGGCTGAGACGAGTATTTGTAATTGCGAGTTCCCGGGTAGCGAAGCAGCTGTGTCGTATCCCACCCGCTCGGGTCTGCGCCTACGTGGTAAGTAAGGCGTCGGTTCAACGCCTCGGTGACCGGCTTGTTTGTTACCCACAGCCCGACGAAGCGGCCCGGCGACGACTCAATGAGGATTGTCGGCTTTAGGCCGTGAAACTGTTTATCCGAACGGGGGTCAGCTTCATCAAGGTCTGCCCACAGGAGGTTAGGTAGTTCGGCCTCTTCCTTGTTACGGACACGACGATTAAATCCATGAGGACAGAAGTAGATGTCTTTGTCGGCGTTGTCCTTGATGAACTGCCTGATCTTACCGAACTCGTCCGTTCCAAAGAAGTGAGTTCCAAAAGTTCCCGCCCCCGATTTGGTACAGATACAAAAGAAACGCCCCGGCTGATCCCGCCAGATGTCAGTTATTGATATTGTCACTGGCTTCGTCCCTTTCCTTCTTCAACCTCTCTACTTCCGACTTGGGTATAAGAACCATTCGGTCGTTGGGACGCTCGACAATAACCGTACCCCTGTGGATACGTTGATGAAGGGCCATAAAGCTGATGCCAATCTCTTTAGCAGCAGCCCTTACGCCATAATAATCTTGCAAACTCTTCACAAATCACCCCGGTTGACAATGGCGGCGAACTCGGAATATACTGTCAAATCATTTAACGATCAACCCCTATGGAAAAAGGATTTTTTGATGGCCATCATCATCGAGGGAATGGACAATTCCGGGAAGTCTACGCTGGCCGTACGGCTGGCTGATTATATGGGCTTGGTCGTGCGAGAAAGTGAAGGGCCTCCTCGGTCGGACGAAGAGATCAACGCACGGGTGGATGCCTATGAGCAGCTCTCAGGTGTTCTCTTTGTTCGTCATCCCGTTATCTCTAACGCGATCTATGGATCGGTTCGTCCCAAAGGGAATCCGATCACTCCCGGCAGGGAGATGCTGTTCTACGAGCAGCCTCATGTCTTTATATATTGTGACGCGGGCAATCGTGGCCTAGGCGCTCACGTAGAAAAGGCTCACGATACTCCTCAACACCTCGAGGACATTACCAACAATTACAATAAGCTCCTGTATCTTTACAGGCAGTGGGCTGCGGAACACGCTCACTTTATCTACCGCATCGGCGACGATATGGATCAGCTGATTGCGACGATCTATTTCCACCACTGTTACTCAGTAGCTTAAGGAGCTCAGCGATGTTTATTCCAACTCACCGCCACAAGAATGGCGGCCTTTATCAGCGTCTAGGCACCATGGAAGGGAAGCCCGAGGGTCCCGACGTAGGATGGCAGCCGGGAGTTGCCTACCGAAATGAGGCGGAAGAAATGTTCTGGACCCACAGGGAGCGATGGGATGAAGGGTTCGACACAATTGAGGACTCGGATACTCGGGATGAGATAATCTGGGAGGACCATGTTAATGTCTCCGCCTTCCGCTTCTCCCTTGTGGAAGCCACGGACGTTTTCTATATGATTTCCCGTGCGGGGCCCGTTACCGGTCATGCCCTAAGCTCGGAGTTTATCAGCTGGATGAAGCGGCTGTTTTCGGTACAGGCGGAGATGATTTCCGATAACCTGCACATCCGGGACCACGACTTCCCTGATATGATCGGGGATGTTAACGCCTTCCACGCTAAGTTCGGTCAGGAATATACAGGTAAGCCCCGGTTGCTTCCGGATGACCTCCATGACTTCCGCCACAAGTTCCACATGGAGGAGACCCATGAGTACCACGACGAGTACCCTAAGCTGCTGGACGCGGTTGCCCGCCAAGATCGTCGAGACATTGTTAACGCACTGGAAACCCAACTGGACTCTCTGGTTGATGCTGCTTGGGTGATCCTCGGCACTGCAGATGTCCAATTTGGTCGTCGGGCATTCATTGAGGCCTGGCGCCGGGTGGTGAAGGCTAACATGGCCAAGATCCGGAAGGATAATACCACCGACGGAGATGGTAGCGTTGACTCCGGTCGCGCACCGAAGTACGATATTGTCAAGCCCGCTGGTTGGGAAGCTCCCGATCATCGTGATCTTGTCTCGGACAACGCGATCTTCGACGAGCTGTTTGGCTCGGCGGACATGAAGGAGTAAGTGCTTTGAAGGATGAGTGGATCAAGGAAGTCCTTAGACTTTCCCGAATGCCCGCGGACTTCTACTCGGGATGCCGAAAGATTATCCAGGGTAGACAAACGAAGTTCATGGACCTGTGGGATGATGAGGATCCGCTCATCCTCGAGGACTGTGGATACACCAAGTCGAAGATGGCTCACCTTACCCGGGGGTACTTACATGAGGAAAGCCTTGAGGCCGCACACATGCTCTGGAAGCTACGGCGTACTAAGACGTCTTATGGTTCTGCGGGTTTTACAACCTATAATCACTTCCTTAAAAACGATGCCGTTAAGAAATCCAAACGAGCATCTGTTATGGGACCTTGTATTCAGGCAATTACCCTGACGCAGATAAAGGGTGGTAAGAATGGTAAGTATTCCATCGATGCCTTCTATCGTACCACGGAGATACTGAAGAAGTTCCCCGCGGACTTGATTTTTATCCGGGATGTCCTGCTTAAGGATTTTGACTTCTCCGGCATGGAATTCACGGGGATGACTTGTCACTTCGCCAATGTTACTATCCACCCTCAGTACTTTGTGACTGCTATCCCTCACCTCGAGGATCCTATCCGTGAGCTGGAAAAGATCAAGCGTAAGGATAAGTATTTCTATGACTGGATTATCAAATGGACCGCCAGGTACTTATGCGATGAACACTTTAGGGGCATTGAGAAGTTTGCTCAGGCTCTCCGCGTCAAAGTCGATGCCGACAAACGTATCCGCGGAAAGGATCGCCGTCTTCTCGCTGCTTACCTTCGAGAAAACCACCCCGGACACCGGAGTGAATATGAAGCCCCAGAGGAGGACGAAGAATGATCTTCAAGACGTTTGATGAAGCCCAGAAGCAACTGCGCGAGGACATGGTTAACCTCGCTCCACTAGTGCATTCCCGCCGGTGGCAAGGTGCTGAGATTGCGAACAATCCCAACATGGCAACCTATGAGCTGACCCACACTCATTTCGTAGTGGACCTGTCCGGGTTAGAAGAGGACATCGAGGCCTACCAGAGAGACATCCGACCCGACCTTCCCTGGGCGGAGGATCACTTCCTTGAGCGAGTATGTGGATCACCGATCAACCCCGGCACTCACTGGGCGAATTGGGCCCACAATAATAAGGCGGGTGCAGCTCACTTCCTTGATGAGCGCGGCAAGTTCAACCACAACTACATGGAACGGTACTGGCCTAAGTACGCCGGCGCTGTGCAGCAACCCACCGAGCTGAAGGATGACTGGCGCTCGAGGTTCCGGTATATCTCTCAGGAGCGGGGAGTACCCACGGCGCATAGAGGCATCATGTATGAGTACGGCGATCTATCAGATGTTGTCTCGCTCCTCGCGGAGGACCCCTATACTCGTCAGGCCTACTTCCCCGTCTGGTTCCCCGAGGACACCGGCGGCGGATCGAAGAGGACGCCCTGCACCCTCGGCTACCACTTTCTTATGAGGGAAGGTCGGCTGGACATCAACTACCACATTCGGAGCTGCGACTTCTACAAACACTTCCGGAATGACCTCTACCTGACTGTCCGTCTCCTCCTGTGGGTATTGAAGGCTGTTCGTTCCCGCAATCTCGAGTGGAACGACGTAGTACCCGGTTACTTCGTCATGGAGATCGGCTCACTCCATGTATTCAAGATGGACTGGGATAAGATCTGATGCAGATCACCACCGCCTATATGATCGGGGACCGCGTCACTATCGACCGTGATGAGTCCCTGGTCGGTGTTATCACCGCGATCAGCATCCGCGGCGAGGGGTTAAACATCACCTATGAGGTCAGCTACATTCATTGTGGAAGTAGTCATGCTCCGTGGGTCGAGCAATGGAGGATTAACAAATGGCAAGGGTAAGTCGACAGCAGATGTTCATGGGGATTGCAAGGCTCGCTTCACAGCGGGCCACTTGCTTTCGCCTAAACGTCGGAGCCATGGTAGTCCATGACAACAATCCAATCGCCATGGGGTACAATGGACAGCGACCGGGAGAGGATCACTGTCAAGGAAACGAATGCCCCGGCATCATCCCCGGCAACTGTGGTACCTTCCACGCCGAGGTGAACGCGCTGACGAAAGCTTCGACCTTGCTTGCCAGCAGCGCAGGCGTCGGTAAGTGGCCCGCCGAAGTCGATCTGTACTGCACAGATAGCCCCTGCGGGTATTGTACTACCTTCATCCTTGAGAATACCCCGCTGAGGGTTACTCGGATATTCTACGGTACGCCCTATCGAGATACCTCACACCTCGGTCGGTTCTTCGGCATTACCGAGGTTTATCAAATCACCCCGGCAGGTTATATTGTCGATCACTTTACTCGGAAAGTTATCGAGCTACCATGACCAAAGAGATCATGATTATTGGGGAACACCCCGACCTTAACCCCCGCGGTAAGTCCATTCTCTACAATGCGATGGCTTCCGCGGGGTTCGACGAGGATGACTTTCGGATGATAACGGTGCTCGATGAGGCACCCCCGGAAGGCAAGAACATCACCAAGACAATGATTAAGGCGAGCCGGGATAAGCTCCTAAGGCGCGTCGAGAAGAGGGATCCCAAGTATGTTGTGCTCCTTGGTAACACCGCCTGCCAAGCTTTCCTTGATGAGTCCGGTATTAAGAAGCTTCGTGGCAAGCCCTCGGATAAAAACGGACGAGTCGTACTACCCATCCTGCATCCCTATCAAGCCCTACACGATGACAAATGGATCAGTGTCATTGAAGGGGATCTACAACGCCTCAAGGAATGTGTTAAGTTCGGGGGTATTCCTGAGGAACGGTCGCTTGACTATCATATTGTGGATACCCGATCAAAACTCCGACAGATGTTGGAAGACCTACAGGGGACGGTAGCAGTAGACCTTGAAACCACAAGGTTGTATCCTTTTACCACCCTACAAGATGAGCGGATAGAAAAGAAGCAGGTGAATGATGCCCTGCTTAAGGCCCACAAGGCGACCCATAGCTCGAACAACCTGCCCCGGGTGGTAGCAATGCAGTTCGGGTGCCGCAAGCGTCAATGGGTAGTACCCATGGAGACCGCCGGCATCTGGACTCGTGAAGAGCTGGAGGGCATTGTCAAGGCTGTCACCAAGAGGCTGAAGCGTTGTAAGACGGTATTCCACAATGGGAAGTTCGATGCCCTGTGGATGCGCGTTCGGTTCGGCGTAAAGTGGCGAGTAGACTTCGACACAATGCTGGCGCACTACTTGATCGATGAGAACGACCTTCACGGCCTAAAGTACCTCGCTCAGCGATATTTGGGCGTTGCTGACTGGGATGTCGAGGGCGGTGTAAAGACTGCCTGGTCGATGAAGAACGCGAAGTACGCGGCCCACGACGTCTTCTATACTCGTAAGCTGTACTTCATCCTTCGTAAGATGCTCCGTGAAGACTCGGATACCGAGCGTGTCTTTAACCTGGTGATGATGCCCTGCGTTAAGCTGTTCATCGAGGTTGAGTATAACGGGGTATACATCAATCTCGATAAGATGGACGATGCTGAGGTCTACCTCCGTGATGAGCTTAACTTCGCCCTGGTAAACCTTGAGAAGTGGGGCAAGAAGGCGACGAAGGTTGATGCGAAAGGCCCCAATAAAGGCAAGATCAATTGGGGTAGTGCTGATCAGCTGGGCAACCTGCTGTTCAAGGACCTCAAGATTAAGTCGATTGAAAAAACGAAAGGCGGCAAAGACAGTGTTAGCGAATCCGTCCTCCTCCGTATCGATCATCCCATGGTCGGCGACCTTCTCAAGTACCGAGCTGCATCGAAGCAACTCAGCAGCTTCATTGAAGGCTGGCGTCCTTACATTGACACAGACGGGAGACTCCATCCAGTATTCAAATTGCATGGTACTGTTACCGGCCGCCTGTCTTGCGAGCATCCCAATCTCCAACAAGTCCCCCGAGATCCTCGCATCAGAACTCTTATCACAGCTCCTCCGGGATGGACGCTTCTTGAGATGGATCTCAGCCAGATTGAGCTTCGCATTGCCGCCGAGCTTGCAAATGAGTATAACCTCCTCAGCGTATTCAACTCAGGGGGTGATCCTCACTGGCAAACTGCAATTCGAGAGATAGAACGAGGCGCAGGATACAAGAAAGAGATTATCGAGACCGTCAAGCTTCACCACAAGCACGAGGGCAAAGAATACGAAAAGATGTCCTACAGCCAGGCGGTTGAGTACATACTCGCGATAGGCGGCGATGTCGCGGCCGACATGATGAGTATGTGGAAGGAAGTCCGTAAGAAGGCGAAGGCTATTAACTTCGGGTACCTTTATGGTATGTGGTGGAAGAAGTTCAAGATTTACGCCCGGGATAACTATGGAGTCGATGTTACCGACGAGGAAGCACAGGCGAGCCGTGAGGCATTCTTCGAGCTTTACTCGGGGTTTCCCAAGTGGCATGAGAAGCAACGCCGGTTTGCACAGGTGAATGGCTACGTTAGGTCACCCTCCGGTCGCAAGCGTCGCCTCCCCGCGGCAACAGTTGGCCGGGACACCCCGGAGCGTCGAGAAGCTCAGCGGCAGGCAATTAACAGCCCGGTGCAGTCCTTCGCTAATGAGCTTAACCTCATGGCAGCCCTACAGATGAGAAAGGAGTTCAGCTGGAATTGGTTCCGACCCTGCGGTACGGTCCACGACGCTACCCTTATGTGGGTACGGGATGACAAGCTCCAGTATGTCTGGGATCGGGGATTAGAAATTATGAGCGGACCCGAGTTGTTGACAGACTTCGAGATTAAGCTATCAGTACCCATTTGTGCTGATGCTAAGGCGGGCCCTTGGGGCGCGGGTAAGGACCTTCAGAAGTGGCTATCCCTTAAAGGGGAACCATCATGCTAGGGGAGACTGAGGAGCAACGGAGACGGCGACTTAGGAATAATAATGAGGCCTTTAAGCAAAGAAAGCTTGCGGGAGACGGCCGCGACTGGCTGTGGTATAAAACGAAGAAGAGGGCCAAGCGGCAAGGAGTGCTCTTCACTTTAAGAAGGGAGGATGTACCTCCCATACCCTTAAGGTGTCCTGTATTTGGCTTTAAGATGTCCTTTGAGGGTTCTCATGCAGACAAGGAAAACACGCCAACCTTGGACCGTATTAACAATGAGAAGGGGTATGTTCGAGGAAACGTGGCGGTGGTGAGCTGGAAAGCAAATAGGATAAAGCAGCAACTATCTATTCCAGAGCTGATTGACTTAGCAAACTATTATAGTCAATATAAGAAACAATCCTAGGAGGAATAGCTATGGCCGGTAAGCAAACAAAAACCGTCGTAAAGAAGGCCCCGAAGCACGACCACAGTCACGTGGTTACCAAGGACGGGCAGATAAATGTCAGTCAATCGAAAGTGAAAACCTGGCGCCGTTGCCGTCGTGCTTATCACAACAAGTTCGTTCTCGGTCTTCAAAAGAAGCTGAGGAAGCGTCCTTTCATGTTTGGGGGTATTGTCCACGAGATTTGTGAAGCGGACCTCGAACGTGAGGATTGGCAGGAAGTACTCGAGAAGATCGAGCTGGACAACAAGAAGCTGTTCAAGCGTGAGATAGAAATGTACGGGGAGATTATCTCCGACATCCGGTTCATCATGACGGACTACTTCGACTACTGGGACGGTCACCCGAACGCCTTCAAGCCGATCAAGCACAACGGCCGACGTTCTGAGCATGAGTTCCGCATTGAGCTCGAGGACGGCCTCTGGTTCACCGGCAAGATCGATACCGTCGGTCGAGCAAAGGGTATGCGCTGGGTCGTCGAGCACAAGACGTTCAGTCGTATGCCCTCGGAGGATGATCGCTGGAAGTCCGTTCAGGCAGCGGTGTACTTCCGTGCTCTAGAGGAGATTGGGTTCGATACTATCGATGGCGTCCTGTGGGATTATATCAGCAGTAAGCCCCCGAGTGTCCCCGGTGAGTTGACTTCCACAGGGAAACTATCGCAAAAGAAGATCGACTCGGTACCCTCGAAGGTTGCTTGGTGGCTGAAGGAAAACGGTTACAAGCGAAAGGACTACGCGAAGCTGATCGAGGACACCGAGGCTAATCGCTCTAACCGGTTCATTCGTCTCTTCAGCCCCGTGAAGCCTCAAGTAGTCCAGATGATCTGGGATGACTTCTGCGATACCGCTCGAGAGATCGCTGACCAGCACGGTAAGAAGAAGGACATGAACATCGAGCGGCATTGCTCCTGGTGCGATTACCGAGAGCTCTGTAAGGCCGAAATGACCGGCGCCGATGTTGACTGGCTAATCAATCGTGATTTCCAGATTGAGGATGTCTCTCATAAGCGTGAGGATATTGATGAGGAGTGAGAGTTGACTTTGGTTTTCTCCAGTGACATAACAGCACTTCAATCGAAAGCGAGACTCACATGGCATCGACTGTTCGCAAGGCGGATCGGGATACTGCCCCCGGTGCAAAGCCCGTAAGTCAAAAGAAGTACTTTGGCAGTACTGCAATCTACGGCCGAGCGGGCAGCGGTAAAACAACGCTCTCCGCCACCTGGCCGAAGCCGATCCTGTACTTGAACGTCCGGGACAACGGTACGGACTCTATCTCCGACGAGGACGATATTGACGTAGTGGATATTGACACCAGCGACGAACTCAAGGAGTTGCTGCTCTGGTGTCATGAACGGGCTAGCAGGGATCGACTGAAGTACAAGACGCTGGTAATCGACACTATGTCTCAGCTTCAGGGGATTCTGGTCGAGGAAATGGGTGAGAAGAAGAAGCTGGGTAAAGGCAAACGCGCCGGCGACTTCGGTACCCTCCACAAGCAGGACTGGGGTGCAATCGCCGGTGATCTCAAGGCGGTCATCATGGATGCTCGCAACCTGCCCCTTGAAAGCGTGTTCCTGTGCCAGGAGCGCATATTCAATGCCGGTGATGAGGAGGACGACGGCCTTGACCAGCTTGAACCCGAGGTGGGCCCGAAGCTCATGCCCTCGGTAAAGAATGACCTCAACGCGTCGGTGTCTACCATCGGCAACACATTTATCCGCCTGAGGACGACGAAGACCAAAACCGATAAGGGTACGGTAAAGAAGGAAATCCAAAAGGTGTATTGCTTGCGTGTCGGACCAAATGCGGTCTACACTACCAAGGTCAGGAAGCCCAAGGGGATCGAGGCTCCCGATTTCATTGAAGATCCCACATTCCGGAAAATCAAAGCTATCATGAAAGGTACCGACTAATGGCTCGGAAAAAGAAAGCGTCCAATTCGACTGTCCGCGTGAACTTCAAGGGCATCGAGACGCGCAAGACCCCGCCCGAGGGCGATTACGTCCTCCGCGTTCTCGAGGTTGCCTCGGAGAAGTCTCAGTCCGGCAACGACCAGCTGATCTTCACCCTAGAGATTGACCGCGGCGAATACAAGGGCACCAAGCTCTGGTTCTACTGCCCGCTCCAGGAAAACAGCCTGTGGAAGCTTCATGCTTTCCTGACCGCGCTGGGCGTCGATGCTCCCGAGGACGAGATGGACATCGACCTGTCGGAACTCGTTGACCTCGAAGTCGTCGGCGTTCTGACCCACGAAACCTACCAGGGCAAGAAGCGGGCGAAGATGACCGACTTCGATTCCATCGAGAACTACGCCGGCGAGGACGACGAAGACGAAAAGCCCAAGAAGGGCAAGAAGTCGAAGAAGGCGGCCGACGAAGACGAGGATGAAGACGAGGATGAGAAGCCCGCGAAGAAGTCAAAGGGCAAGAAGTCCAAGTCGGACGAGGACGAGGATGAGGACGAGAAGCCGGCCAAGAAGGCAAAGGGCAAGAAGAAGCCCGCCAAGCTCGACCGAAGCGATGTCGAGGACATGGACGAAGATGAGCTCCAGGAGCTGATCGACGAGCACGACCTCGACGTGGACCTCGACGACTACAAGAAGCTGCCGAAGAAGGTGGCTGCTGTCCTCGAAGCTCTCGAGGAGGAAGACCTCCTGGAAGACGACGACTAATCCTCTGACGAGGTAAACCGGGGGAGGGCGGCGTCTTTAATTAGGCGTCGCCCTTTCGGTAGGAGCTTACTATGTCTATCATCAATCCTGATATAAACGGCCTCGCGCCTCCTTGCCCCATCTGTGGTCGGATACAGACTGCAGTCTATAAGGACCTCTACGCCTTCGGGGAGCAGTGTCCCACTCGGGTATTCGTTAGGTATAAGTGTCTCCGCGATCACAGCCGGAGCCGGCCCTTTCCCGCCCCCGATGAGTATTACCACGATGGCCAAGAAAGCTGAGAGTCGCCTCCAGTCCCGGATCCACAAGGGGCTGAGAGCCGAGTGTGGCGGCAAGTGGTGGAAAGTGCATGGTTCAATGTTTCAGGAGGCGGGGATGCCCGACCTCGATGGAGTTGTAGATGGGATCTCTTTCAAGTTCGAAGTCAAGGTCCCGCTTGAGGGGAAGCCCAGTGACATCCAAATTGAGACAATGTACGAGTGGCGAAAGGTTGGATCTGTCGCCTGCATCGTGGAGTCTCCTGCTCAAGCGATCACCCTGGTTAAAGCAGCTACGTCCACACCAGGTTTCCGGCTTAAAGGCCGTCCTCTCTACCGATGGATTTGCCGCACTCTTCGAGCAGCGTACGGGGAAGACATGGGTTACGGGCGCGGTACTCGAGGCCGAAAAGCACCGAAGTCTAGACGTACTCCTCATTGGGCCGTTGACCAACTTGGACTCAACATGGCTAAAGTTTTTCACCGAGAAGTTGCCGTACTACACGGTGTTCCATAGTCTGGACGACTACCTCGATCACCGCAAGAAGGTTGCCCCACTGTCAATCCCGAATGACCACTGCGCTCTATTGATGAATTACGAAGCAGTCACGCCTTTGCTCAAACGGCTAAGAAAGGTGCGCTGGGACCGGATCGTGTACGATGAAGCGCAGCGACTGAAGAACAGAACCTCACGGAGCTCTAAGGACGCCGGCCTGCTCGCCAAGAGCGCCAAGCGTCGACTCGCGCTGACCGGCACCCCGATGGACCTTGATCCCAAGGATCTCTGGGGCATCATGCGCTTTGTGGAACCCGACGCCCTAGGGACAGTGTGGAAGGAGTTTGAGGATGAGTTTCTCGTTAAGCCGAAGATTGACCTGAAGAAGGCCAAGGGTATGTTGCAACGCCAGCGGATGATGAAGGCCTTCCTCGTTGCTAAGCGTAAGGCGCCCATGCGTGAGGACATGACCGAGGAGTTTGCTTGTCGGATCGGTCCCTACGTCAAGCGCATCACCAAGGAGGACGCCGGCATAGAACGCGCCAGGGTGAAGGTGGTGAAATTCGACCTGGATCCACAGGAGGAGAAGGCGTATCGTAAACTCGAGAAGACCATGGTGTTCAAGCAGAAGGGATTGAAGGTCAAGGCTCCCCTGAAGGTTACTCAGATTGTCAAGCTCCAGCAATTGACTGGCGGACATATCAAGGATGAGGACGGCGAGGTACACCGGACTGGTACGTCGAAGCGCCGCTTGCTAAGGAGATTGATCCTCAAGCACGTACACGGCGAGCCTTTCGTAGTGTTCTGTAAGTTTGTGTGGGAAGTCCACATGATCGAGCGACTTATAAAGCGCCTCGGCTTTGCTCGCGTCGGGAAGCTATGGGGGAAGGTCAAGGACATCAAGACCGACAAGCGAAGAACCAATCTGCTACTATCATTTCAACGCGGTGAGCTTGATGCGCTGGTGTGCCAGCAAAAAACGGGAGGCGTGGGCGTGGACTTATACCGGGCCCGGAAGTTCTTCGTATACTCAATGGGTCATAGCTTTATCGATTACGATCAGATGCTTAGCCGCGGGGACTTCCTTGACGCGGAAGAACAAGCAGAATTTTTTATTCTCGCTGTCCGATGGTCTATTGACACTGACATAGTAGTCTGTCATAAGAAGAAAAGATCGATCAGCAAACAGTTCTATGGTCGATTGAAACAACGCTGATAGAGGACGAATATCATGGCAAAGGAAAAGAAGATCGAGAAGAAGGCAGCCAAGGTCGAGAAGAAGGCCGAGGCCGAAACCTTCAAGTATGGCGTCAGCGACCTGGCCGACAAGCTGGGTATCGAAGCTGCCACCGTCCGCGTTCGCCTGCGGAATGCCAACGTTGCCAAGGCTGGCAAGTCGTATGGCTGGAACACGAAGGCGGAACTCGAAGAAGTGATCGCAGAGATCCAGGCTGAAAAGCCCGTCAAGAAGTCGAAGGAAGACAAGGCGCCGAAGAAGGCCGCCAAGGCTGACAAGAAGGCTGGCAAGGATAAGCCCGCCAAGAAGGCCAAGAAGGTTGCGGACGACGAAGACGAGGATTGATCCTCTCGCAATCGACCAGGGAGCCCTCGTTGCCATCGTGCATCGGGGGCTTTTTGGCGGCATGAATGGGAGTCCTTAGGTCGTGATCGTCCTAGCGAGCGTATCATGACGCAATTGCCGCGAAACACGCGCCTAAAACGCTGCTAGCGCTGAGCTTAGGATGCCATTACTCATCAATTCGCAGCGTTCACTAATTACTATGGATACCCGTTGACCAATACGTTGCAAGGAAGTATCATGGCACTTGCAAACGGAAGGGTAGGCCAACCATGAATGACTTCTTACAACAGAACCTGGAGGAGGAGAATGAGCTGCTACGCCAGCAACTCGAAACCTTGACGGGCTCACCCAAGGAACTGGGCGTACTGATGGCCCGGGGCTATGGCATGACATATCGACTTGCCACTATGCTATACATCCTGGTCAAGCGAGCACCCGCGGTGGTATCGAGCTCAGCTTTTCACTCAGTTATCTACGGCAGTCGTGCTGATGGTGGCCCGGACCCCAAGATATTCAATATCCACATAGCGAGGTTACGCGGTGTCCTTCGACGGGCCGGCCTCATGGGGAAGATCGACACGATCTGGAACGCGGGCTATCGCGCAAGCCCTGAGCTGGTCAAAGAGATCCGTGACCTGTATAGCGAACACATACCTACGGAGGAATGACCATGCCCGCCTGGCTTACCATGAAGATATTCTGGAAGATAGCTCCCTACCTCGGGGGCGCATTAGCATTACTGGCCGCTGTGTGGTACCTCGATCATCGGGGATACTCACGAGCAATGGAAGAAGCAAAAGCTCGGGAGACCGAACGAAAGCTCCAAGCCGCGGAGTTCGATAGGATCCTTGGCGAGAAGGTTCAAGTCCTACAGGGATCCATGCAAGAATCCATCAACGACTCCGACATGAGGTTACTCAGTCAGATGGGAGAGATGGAAACGGTGAACCGAACGATCATCAAGCCCACACTAATCAAGGAGATCCAGAGTGAAACGCGCTTTTCCGATCCTGATGCTGGCATTACTGACGGGATGCTTCGAGAGCTCAACCGAGCGCGTGGCTTCAGCCAACAGCGTCCCTGTCCCGCCAGCTCTCACGCCGTCGCTTGCTTCACCCTGCCCGCCCCTGAACCAGCTCCCGGATCAATTGGTCGGGACGTTAGTCCTTGAGGACTCCGATGCTGCTCAGAGGTATTCGGCGTGTCAGAATAAGCATGCCGAGGTTGCCGGCCTGTATGAACTGTGGCGGCAGAGAGTTATCGAGTTCAAGGCATCGATAACAAAGTAAGGAAATAGGCCCCGAGCCGGAGGGACGATACAGCCCGGGGCCTACCCTTGTTCAGGTCATAAGACCCGACTCAAGCTTCACTTCCGGGGGGCGATGCCCCGATGTCGCTGGCACTGACGGCAACGGGTAGCCCTGTCACTTCACCTCCCGGCCAGCGAACCGCATCGATGTCCGTCAATTTGAACGGCACAATGCTTACTTTGTTTCTCTGATTGCCGCCGAGGCCGTAGATGATGGTGCCCGAGGAGTCGCGAGCAACAGCAAAGAACACGTGGCCCCCGCCTACACGAGACTTAACACAGATCGCTCCAAAGGGTATGCTGGTCTTATTGCAGGGAGTCCCATAGAGGGCATACTCCTTTGCGCGGAACCAGTTCTTCGGCGGGGTGATGCCGGCGATCTGAAGGCAATGTGCCACAAAGGTGCCGCACCAGGGAGTCTCGTCCTCGGACCACCAAGCCTTAAGACTAAGCAGCCAATTGAGAATCTTCTTGTTGTGCTGCTTTCCTGGGATCTCCGTGGTTCCGAGGTTGGAGAAAGCTTCGGTAATCCACTTGGGGATTTCAGTTGGCCACCTAACCATTGGCGTCATCCTTTGATATGCCGCCCTGCTTGACAAGGCGAACGATGATCGGCAAGCCCCCGACGACTGCGAGGACGAGCGGCGAGAGGAGTGCCCGGGTCTCCTCCGGCAAGGAAGCGACCAGCGCCTGCAGCGTTGCGGGATCGTTCCACACCGCGGTGACGATGATGCCCCAGAGCACCGCCAGCCAAGAGGACCACATCTTGTGCCACTGACGGAAGTCTGAAATCATCTTATTCTTAAGTCTGTCTAACATTCAACTTCTCCTTACCAAAGTATACAGATAGAACCTTCTTCATCCGAGGGCGGTATAGGATCTAGCCATGCGGATACCTCCAGCTTTGAAACACCAAACTCATTGGGGGTTACGTCGAGCCAGGCTGACAGCTCTAGCTTAGCAACGGATAGTCCTAAAGGGGCATCCAACCAAGCATTGGCTTCAAGCTTAGCAACTGATAGACCGGTGGGAACGTCTAACCAAGCATGGGCTTCAAGTTTGGATACCTCTAGGGTATTAGTAGCGCCTACCTGTACTCGTATTTCTATTTGCCATTGTACCCAGGCGGCGTTAGCACCCGTAACTGAGATAGCACCCGAGGTGGATCCCGAGGTGGCTAGCGGTTTATTCCCGAGGGAGCCTCTACCGGCGTCAGTAGCGGAGCCCTCGCTAACATCGCTTGTCCACCCCGAGGGAGTGGTTAAGGCAGCATTAGCGGCAGCAACATCCACATAGACTGCTAGGCTGTCGTTCCGGGTGGAAGTGATCGACGCCGTACTATGGGTAGCCGTCAATCCGGAGTTACTGGCGGTAGCACCGAGGGAGACATCGAGTTGTCGAGCAAAAGCTTCTTGGTAGTAAATAACCTTAGCGGAACAGGCGGCAGCCCCCGTCCAGGTAAAGACCGGAGCGGCAGCGGACCCCGCGGCTATCCAGAGAGACGCGGTAAAAGAAGCTCCCGAGTTTACTTGACTTACAAGAGTCCAGCCGGACGTTGCGGTAGAGTGAGTGGCGTTATTCTTGGAAGTGACGTAGGCAATCATTACACCAACGGCGTTGGCGTTAGTTGGCTTAGCGGGCGATAGCGTGGCCGCGCTAGCTGACTGCGTTCTTGCAGCCCCCTGATTAAATATAGCCCCCATTACACGGCTTCTATGTAGGTTTCAGCGGCGTTGAACCCCGACTGAGTGAAGGTAGTAGCAGTTGCGGGATCGGTCTCAGTGAGGTAAATCCTCGGCTCATAGCCTGAGGTATAGCCTCGACCCGTGGATGAGAAGTTCGTACCGCCCGACCGAATACCGAGTTTACCATCAGTAATAGTACCGGTGGCTCGTCCCCTCGCCCCGATTACCATCCCCGCGATGTATAGGCCGGAAGGAACAGTGATAGCGGCGTGAGTCTGGCCCATCTTATTACCCGAGGTAGCCACGGTCTCGGACGTACTTTCGTCGAGAACCGTCTCATTGATGTCGGTGTAGGAGCCGGTGCCGCCCGTGTTGGCGGCGCTGTTGCCATTTAGGGCGGCCGCCATCAGATGACTGTCTCGGAGATCGTAGTCAGCTATCATAACCTGGGAGATCACGTTGGTATTGCTTCCCCCGATCTGCACATCAGTTATCGTGGTCTGGGCACCCGTGATGCCACTGCCGCTGGCCACGGACGTACCATTGAAGAAGAGCTCCCAGGAGCTGTTGAGGACGATCTTCAACGTGATGCTGTATCGGGTGCTGGTAGACCACCCATTATAGGCGGTCCCCACCGAGACAAAGGAACTGCCATTCCAGTACGTAAGACCAATTCCAGTCCCGGCGGTATGCGTCAGGCGGTAAGCCGCTGTGGTGCCATTCCTTAGGGTGAGGAATGGCACAGCGTTAGGGAGTGAGGCCAGATACATATCCGCACGGAGCCAAATCGTTCCTGTTGCTGAGAAGGTCGGCGTCTGGATGTAGTCGGTGCTATTGGGGAGGTTGATGCCCGAAGATACAAACGCACTATCAAATCGACCAGCGGTGGTGACTTCCGCGATGGTGGGGGTGGTCCTAGAGAACGCCGCCAGCGAGTTTCCTGCAAAATACTTAGCCATTATCGTGTCCCTTTGATAGAGCCGGTGATATTACCCAGGATCCCATTGATGTTCGAGGGTGCGATGATGTAGACGGGCTGTCCCAGCGGTATTGAGGTGGCAGCTGCCTTGATGAATGTTGCTGTCAAAGCGGAGGCAGCGAACCTCATTGTCCCGATGGAGGTTCCCAGTGGTGACTGGATATCAAAGTCCGTCTGTGCAGTCGGCGCCACCGCGGTGTTAGTGTCGCTGTCCACAATGGCGCCCTGGGAGTCGGTGAGGTTTATGGGTATAGTCCAGGCTATCGGGGTATCGAATACGGCCAGGTATTTGCTAACCACTGGCTTCTTGATGTAAGCAAACCCAAAAGGCTGGGTGACTGACGCGACGGTGGGAGTAAGGTTGATGCCCGCGGTATTGCTGCTTGATCCTCGAGCATTTATTGAGGTAATAAAGTAAGTATAGGCTTGACCGCCTATCACCGCGGAGTCGGTGTACTCAAGGGCGGGAGCAGCTACCGTGCCGATGGATACCGCGGAGGAGAAGGACTGAGAGGCCCCCGTTGCCCGCCAAATCTGATACCCCGTCACGTTATCATTTGAAGGGTTAGCAGACCACGTTAGCTTAGCGAATACTGAACCGACCGACCCGGACAGCCCAGAAGGTACAGCGGGAATACCTCCCGTGCCGGTCCCCGACCCCGCTCCCGTCGGTACATAGGTGTACGCGGTAACTGTGGAAATATCCTCCACCGCACCTCCAAAAATGTTATAGCCCTGGAATTTGAGGTGGAGAGTTACCCCCACATAAGCGGGAGGCAGATTATACTTGAAGACAGCATCATCCAAACGAACAAAGTCAGCCCCCGTCGAGTGAGACGAAGCTGTTGAGCCATACTGAGCTCTCCACAGATGAATAAGGTCATAGTGATCGGCGGAAGTAAGTGTTACGTCCTCATAGGAGAGGAACTCGCCTCCCACATAGCTGACAGTTACACCCGCGCTGGCATCGGAAGAGCTTGAGGCATCCTCGAGTACTCCGTGGCTCATCGCAAGATTAACTGAGAGGGTGTGGGCGTTGTCGGGGTTAGACCCCCCGTAAGAAGCCAGCGTTGAAGTCAACTTACCCTGTCGAGCGGAAGATGTAATCTCGCCTATTTGGTTATAGGTAACGTTATCCGTGCTGATCCACACGAAGCAGCCGCCCCAGTCGGGATTGTACGTTGTACCATTGCCCCCGGATACTGCTGCCCATACCTGTGGAGTCGAGCCCGCAAGGGAGGAGGGCGGCTCAAAGATAATGGGTGGGTTGATAGCACCACCCGATACCGCGGTGTTCACGGGGTGATTAGTTATTGGTTGGGAAGTG